ACCACCTCCGGGGCGCCCTCCAGCGCTGCATCAGAACTGGCGACCGTGCCAGGCAGTTCGGTCAGCTGGGCGATGCTGGCCAGCTCCACGGCGCCAGCCCTGGTGGTCTTCGCCTGTGACTGGCTGCCGAACTCGGCGGTGCCGGTGATCACCACGTCTTGCAGCTGGGCCGTGCCGCCCACCTGGATGCCGTTCGGGAAATCCGTCCTTTGCGCCTCATCCAGCGTCTGGCCGCCGAGTGATTCAGGGCTGATGGTGGCGCCCGTGGCGATGTCTTCGAGGCCCTTGGGTGTTACCTCGAAGCCATCCTCATTGGAGCCCTTGGGCACCACCCGGCCGCCAGCTGCGGAGGTGAAGTAGTAGGTGAACTTGTTGAACTCCGACATATCCTGCTGCACAGCAGGCATGGCTCTGGAGTAGTTACCCGCCCCCGTCCACTCGTACTGATGATTATACATTCGTATTGTTGACGGCCTTCTAAACTCCACCGCCCAGTTGCCCAGCCCCGTGGCAGCACCGCCCGATGGCGCCGTGGGAAAGTCCGTTGCGCTGCTCGGGTCGCGGTCACGGGTCGCGGCAGTCCGTGGCACCAGAGCGGTATGGGCGGCGGCATCGGTGAACCCCAGCGCCCGCAGGAAGGCGTACCCGCCCAGGTAATCGGTAGCGGTGCGGTACTGATCTCGCACAGGGCCAGCGCCGGTCCAGATCGTGGACCAGTTGATACCCAGGGTGGTTGAATCGTCAACGTCGCTGGTGTCGGTGTCAAGCACCAGGATGGGCGCCTCTTGGCTGATCGAATCCTCAGGGTTGAAGTCCGAGGGCATGTGAACGAACGTCTCGCCCCAGAACGCCGGATCGGGCGATGCACCAGAGCTGACGAACGTCCCCTTGGCCTGCCAGTGCTTGCCGGCGTGCTTCACCACCGTTCCTTGGCGGTAGAACGTGCCTGATGCGTAGGTTTTCGATGCGGCGCCACGGCGGATGGTGATCTCACCGGTTCGCAGTACACCGGAGCCAGGCAGTGGCCCGGTGCCGGATGCGGTCACCATCAGCACCTCCTCTCCGCCGCCGGCCAGCACACGGCCGATCGCGCCGTTGCTGCGGGCCGGGTCGGTCTGGAGCACTGCGTCACGCTGCGGCAGTCTGGCGCTCGCCGTGTTGTTGAGGATCAGGCTGCAGCGCCGCTCGGCCACGGTGCGGGTGTCCACCACCCTGCGGATGTAGACGCGGCGGCCCACCACGGCATTGCCTGCGGCCTCATTGGTGCCCGACTGCAGCGGGGCGGCGGTGATGCCGATCGATGCCGGCGCAGAGCTGCTCCAGGCGCTGCTGCTCAGCGTGGCCCGCCAGTCAGCGCCAGCAGGGTTGTCGATCCAGATCCTGGTGCCCGAGGCGAACGAATAGCCCAGGGCCTGCAGCGCTGCAGGGTTGGTGGCGCTGCTCGGGTCGATCGCCAGGCCGCTGGTTAGGGTGATCGCTGAGCCGCTCACAGCGGCCACCACGCCCAGTTCGACGCGGCGGATGTTGGATGTTTTCTCGCTGAGATTCAGCGGCACCCGCACCCGGCCGATCGCCCAGTTCTTGTCCTTGTTGAACGCAAAGCCCTTGTAACCCTTGGCCACGGCAGCACAGCCGCCAAAGGTGCTATTGCCGCCGTTGTCGGTGATCTCCCCGCCGGAGTCCACCATCGTCACTTCAGACTGGCCAATTCCGAAGATTGAAACCTTCTGGATGTAGGCGTTGTTGATTGCCGAGATGTGCCGGGTCTGGCGTGCAGGATCGCGGCGCAAGTTGTCCGGGTCGGCATCGATGTATGCCTGATAACCTTCCGTGGTGTTGGCCAGGTTTACCCAGTTTCCGCCTTGATACACCTGCCAGCAGCGCATATCTTTCTGCTGGTTGGTGCCGGTGAAATTGGCGCAAACCATCGACTTCAGGCCGCTGAGCCTGGCGCCATCCCAGAACGCGCCGCCCATGCCGTAGTCGGAGCGTACCGACACGTTGAAGATGTACGGAGAGGCGCCTCTGGTGGTATCCCACGCGCTGGAGGGCGCCTGGGTCTGATCGATCGGGCCGACGATCTCATACTCACTGGCGCGGGCCGCCAGCAGGGCGCTGCCCAGATTGGCGCCAGTGCCAACGGTGGATTGGATCTTGGCGTAGAACGTGTCGAGCTCGGCCTTGCTGGCCGGCTGGAAGGGATCCAGAAGATGGACAGATTCGGTATACCCGATCTTGTCCATCACAGTGAAGTCAAAGAAGAATCCCGTGCCGGAAATCTTCAGAATGGCCCGGCGGTTGCTGTAGTCCGCCGCCTCATCCGCAAACGCGGGAACCCAGTTGGGGCGGATGGTGGTCTTGCGCAGGTCCAGGCCTGGCATGGAGCACCCACGGGGCAGCAGCACGCCGCCGGTTGGGGGGTTGAATGCGATCAGATCGGCATCGGTCGGGTCCTTCGCCGTGCCCCAGCTTGCCAGGTTGGTGGAGCCGCTGCCGGGATCGTTCAGGGCGATGTGAACACCACCCATGAGCACGATGGTTACGCAGTCCACGTGGGCCCGCGGGTCGCTAAATGTGTACCAGGATTTAGATGTGATGATCGCCGCTTCGATTGCGGCGCGGTTAATCGTCTTGAACGGCCGCGCCGAGGTGTAGCCGCACTCCAGGCGCTGCAGCTCGATTCGCCTCAGCTTCTGCGCGATTACCTCTTCGTCGGTTGCGCCGGCTTCGTGGCTGTTGTAGGCGCCGCCAACGAATCGGTCTGAGCCGATGTACGGATCAACGTAGAGGGTGAATGGTGCATTCAGGGGGTCAGCAACCGCAAGCGCACCCGCCACTACCCGAGCATTGCCGCCCAGCTGGCGGAGCATGTCGATCAAAACGGCGACCTGCCCCTTCGCCACCGCCTGGTCGGCAGCCACGTCAAAGGCACCGCTTTGCCCTGCCCGCACCAGCTGGCTCATGTGATCTTGCCGGCTCGATTCCTGCCCTCAGGCTATGGAGCCTGCTTTGCCAGCCTGATCTGGCCGGTGGCCACGAACTGCGCCGAGATCAGGATCACGTCGGTGGCTGAGGTGTTCACTGCCGTCTCGCCCAGCAGGATGTCGGTCTCGTAGAAGATTCGCTCCTTGACGTGCTCCGCCACGTTGCTGTTGCGCTGATCCACCAGCTGGAACCGCGCTCGGGCCTTGCTTCCCTGCTGCGTAAGCATCATCAACCGGAGAATCCCCAGGCCGCTCTGCTCACCAACTACGCGGCTGTGGTCCATTTCCCCGTTGAAGGATCCGGCACCCTTGGCCACGCCCTTGGCATAGTCGCCGAACGACTGGCCGATCGCCTCTAGGTCCAGCGTGTTGGCATTCATTTTGAACACCCACCCAGTCAGGTCGCACTGCATCAACCAGCCGCGCTCTTCCGCATCCGCTGCCGTGTCGGCCAGCACCTGCGGCACCGGTGCCAGGTTCTGGGCCGGTTGCTCACCATCGGGTATCTCCACGTCCTCAATGGCCTGCAGCAGGGCCAGCGCTGCGGCCACGTAGCCGGAGCGGCTGGAGGCCGGCAGGATCAGCATCGGTCCTGGCGAGACGTTCCGCAGCGGGATTAGGCCTTGGCTGCCGCCATTGATCGCGTCGAGCTCAGTGGAGTAGAACCGCACGTCGTCCATCTCATCGCGGTGGATGTAGGCCGTGGTGGTCTGCTGAAACCCGACCGTTGCTGCTGACTCCCAGAACGCTGCCGATGAATTGGCGCTCCAAAATGTGCCGCCGGTAGTCCGTGCTGCCAGCGCAGGGCCCACGGCGGTTTGCCCGCCAGTCCAGAACGCATGGCCATCAGGGCAGGGTGCGAAGCCGCTCGTGCCGATGCCCAGTGGCACGCCGCGCAGGCCCACCAGCAGCACTTCATCGCCCGACTGAAACGCCAGATCAGTCAGGTCCAGCGATGGTGATGTGCCGCGCTGCAGCCGCTGATCAGCCAGCGCCGTGGGAGCCGGCCACTCGCGGCTGAGCTGAACAATTCCCTTGCGGCCTTCGTAAGCCATTAGAGAGCACGGCTGGGCTTGCCGCTGATCACGAACGAGATGCTGACTTGGGTGCTGTCGCCCACACTGGTGGCGATGCCCTGCGAATTGACCAGCGCCGACCCGGAGATGAACTTGCTGCCGCCCTTGTAGATCGTCATTACCAGATCATCAGGCGTCTCGCCATCATCAAAGATCCGATTCATCAGGTTCACCGTGGCCTGATCGTCGGTCTTGTAGAGCAGCGTTGCCGATCCGCTGGTGGTGCGCTTGCCGTAAGCAAACTCATCATCCATGTCGCCGACGCCGGTCGTTTCCAGGGTCTGCCGCTGGGTTTCCATGCTGATGCTGCGGACCTTGGCCACCTTCTGGCCCTGGAATCGCACCTCTCCGTGCGTTGCGTTGGGGACTGTCATTAGGCGGCCTCGACCTTTCTCACAGTCTAAGTTCGGCCCGAAATGTGCACCGGCAGGTGATCCGCCGGCCGCCCTGCACACGGCTGCCCTCAGGGGGGCTGGCCCAGTACCACTTCAGGCCAGGGCCGGGGTTGAACAGGTCCACGTCAACGAGATTCTTGCCAACGATCGCAGGGAACGTCACGTCGAACACCTTGCCCCGTGCTGCCGTGTGCGCCGCTTTGATCAGCGCATAGGCCGCCTGGGTGATGTTGGCGAACTCCAGGGTCATCGGCGCATCGCTGGCGCGGTCGCCCCACTGACGCACCGACCGCACGCCGGACTGTGAGCGCATCTCGGTCACGGGGAAGTCCGG